GTTCCACGAGAGGTGTGAGCTGGTTTTTTCTTGATTTCGATTCTGACTCAAGTTTTTAGGACACCTCGTGGGAAATTATTTGCGTTGGAAAGATATATTAGGATGTTGTCAAAAGGTCATTTTTCTGCTATACAGACGTTATTTAAGCGTTCTAGGCTTTTCGAGAATTTGTATTTAAAATTTGAGGAGAAGTTTAAACGGCCATGTGATCATATGAGCTGTGAGTGCCATATTCTTGTAGAGGGTATTCATAGGGTTACTGATGGATTTAAGGCTATAATTAGGATGAATGATTTTGTGAAAGGGATGGGGAAGATGGCCTGTGACTTCTGTTCGCGGTATTCTTTTTATGGGAATGATTTGGTCCATGTTGAGAAAGATAGTGAGATTCTGTATTTTGTTGCTGGGATTGGGAAGCATAATATACAGGTTATAGAACCGCCTATGGATAAGAAGTCTTTTCCTGCATCTCTCCCTTTAGTACCAGTATCACCGGTCTTGGCTGAGGTCTTTAAAAGGGCTGATATTTTATATTTTAATAAGTTGATGGGTGGTTCTTTTTCACTGGATGATTATTCTGAGTTGCAACGTAACGTATGGGATGACGATTTAAGATTTATTCCAAAACTTGTTTATTTGGTTTTGCGAAGGAGGTCTTTGTATCGATATGCATTTGGAAAGGTGAATGGGCGTCCCACAGTCGTGTCTGCTATGGATGCTATGTACCCATTTAAGTTGGCCAATGCTACACTGAAACAGGTGCGATGTGTACATAAGTATCCGCCTCTTGCCTCTCAAGCGATGAAACATATAGGAGAGGCAATTGCATTGATGTATAAGCATTTTGGGACGGATAAATATTTTGGGAAGAAGCGTATTGATATAGATTTTGAAATATTAGAAGCTATGTACCTTGGGTCGTCCGCGGGATTGAATAGAGGGAAGATTAATAAAGTAAAATTTGCGGAAGTCTCTATTATGATATCTCCATGTGGGAAAAAATATGAGATATTTGATACTGACGTAGAAGATGTTCTTACTTTTATGAATGGTGGAGAGAGTCCTGCGGTTTACTGGAATATATCTCCTAAAGATGAAATGTTCTTCTCCTTTGTGAAACAATTGAATGATGCTGATTGGAATGCGTTTTTTGAGAAATTGCGGGTTTTCGTGATCCCATCTTCGATATTTGTGATTATGGAAAAGTTGGTTTCGGATTTTAGGATGATGCTTGAACGGGGAGCAGTTATTCAAATAGGGCACAAATGGACATATGGGGGTGCAGATCGCCTTGCTGAAAGATTAGGCGTTTATGAAAGGCCTAGAGATCCTATTTTGGTGGAAGGTGATGTTAAGAATTTTGATCAATCTGTTCTTTACAAGTTTATAGAGCTCTATTTCTCTTTTGGACTTGTCTATGATGATCCGAAATCGCCTTATTATTACCATAGAACGCGACTTACGAAATTTTTAATTAGTAATATAGTTAAGAGAATAACTCACTTATTTGGG